GGGTGAATTTTGATGTTCGATATGAAAAGCAATTTGATGGGGAGAGAAAGAAACGGACCTACCTTTCGCTACTTTGAGTTCTATTGTGAAGATTACACCTTCCTCAGTAAAGCCCATAAGATCAGGAACACCTTTTGTAGCCCAAGATTCTAGCCTAACCCATTGAAATTCCTTGAGGTTGTTTTTGACTTGTTTCCAAAAATTAGATTCTAGTTTTGCCAAAGTAAATTCACCTTATGGGATATTTATTTGCATTGTATATACAATTCTGTATTATATGTAGTATGGATTTTTTCATATTAACAAAAACAATTATTTTAGGAGAATAATTATGACAATTATGTACGGAAAAGTAGTAAGGCATAATCGGTTGCCCGATTCTTTGTATACAAAGTTTAACAGCCTTATATATGACCTTAGAGAAAAAATAGATTGTGTATCAGAAGATGCTTTCAAGTGTGATGACAAAGCTATTTACGATCAACTTACAGAAATTAAAGATATTGCTGATGATCTTTGGGAACTTGAGGAAGAAATTCTTCAAAACGATGTGGCGGTTGAAAGGCTGAAAGAAGAAATGCATGAAAGGGGAGAATGATTATGGATTTATTTAGATCAATGGTTATGGAAAACCCCGCAATTAAGCGAGACAAAATGCTCAGTCATTTCTTGCAAGAAGACTTAAGCAAAATAGAAGAAGCGGTTGAGTATTTAGAAAAACTGGCCCCAAGACCTTCTTGGGAAGAAGAAAAATATGGATCAGCTTTAGAGGTCATATCTGATTTCATTATTTATTGGAAAATACACAGTAGAACACTAGGGGGGAAGCGATGAGTGAGCAAATGAGGGTTTGTATTTTGATAAAAAATTCCAAGTACGGACACGATTACGAAGTTTTTTCTGAGACTGAGGCTGAAACAGTTGACTTGGAAAAGGAACAGGAAAAATGGCACCAACTACTAATAGACGAGTGTGGCATAGAGCCTAATGAAGATGATTATGTTGATTGGTATGTCTCAATTTCTGGAAGAATTTCTTTAGCTGTAAACGGAGGCAAACGATGAGTGTTAAGCACGAAACCTTGTTAGACAAAACAGTATCACCTTTGCGTAAAGCTATGAGTGAACTTGATTATGGAATCCCAGAGTATGTTTTTGATTCAGAAGAAGGGCATAAAGTACATGATTTGATTCAAAAAGTTTGGGATGAAATCGACAAGATTGAAAAAGATATAGAGGTGTCTGAATGAAAATTTATAAAATCACTAAAGTATCATCACTGCATGACATAGAGGTTCAAGCCAAGGACGATAAAGAAATTATGAAACTTTATTACGAAGGGGTGGTTGACGAAATTTTATCTACAAAAGACGAGCATATCGACTATCAAATTGAAGATGAAGATGGAAACTTAATTCACGAACACATTTTTACCTAGAGGGAGAAAGCGATGAGTGAATTTAACAAACAAAAAACAATAGATAAAATTGTTGATGATTTTACAGAATGTAGAGTATCAAGCTATTGGTTTAAACACAGTGAGACTCAAATAGAGTGGTCAACACATCAAGAGATATATTTAATCTTACACCAAGATAAAACTTGGGATTATGCAGAGCCAAGACATTTATGTATGTATGTTGAGGGTTTAAAAAACCAAGATTTAAGAGAGTATTAAAAGGAGAAAGTAATGGATGGTTTCAATTTTAATGAAAAAGACCTTAAAGAAAACGGGTGGGAAGTTTTGCCTGATGGGGTTTGGTTCGGTTTTGATCTGGCTGACTCACATAAAGCAAACATACCAACAATATTGAGTGAGCTGATTGGGTTTGACTCCGATGCAGAAGGCTACAATTTTTTAATTTGTGCTTACAAAAAGGAGAAAAGCGATGAGTAATGTTGACTGGATTACAAGCGAACAGCTTGAAACAGGGAAGACCAAAGCCTTAAAAATCTTCAACGAGTTTTGTGAGCATTCTAATTGTGAACAAGAATGGACAGAAATAGAGATTGACGGAAAATATTTTGATGTTGAGTGCTATGACGAAACTGGTGCAGACACAGGATACTATCGAAAAGGCACTATGTATTGTGCGATATATCCTACTTATCTGAATCAAGATGGGTGGAGAGAAACAGATGGAACTGAGTGGGTTCGTTTGTTTATAAAAGTGGACGGAAACTTATTTACAAAAACGGAGGCAACCGATGAGTAATGGCGCAAAGGTTAAATACACCTCAGAAACAACGGGGCTTGTTCATCTTGGTTTCGGACGTGGCAACATACGATTTGAAGTAGATGAAGAGACAGGCCAAACAAAATTTTGGAATCCTAACGAGTCGGCAAGTCCACAAGTTAGTAATTTATTAATACAGAGAGCGAAAGCGATCTACAAAAAGCAAAAGGAGTAGGTATGACGTTGGTTCAGCAACAAGAAACACAGAAAAGAAAAAACATAAGGAAAAGCCTTGTTTTTAAAAGGTATGTTCAGGGTATGTTTGATAGTAATTGCAGAGAAAGGAGGGAACACGGACAGAAAGAGTTTAACAACGTGTTTTCTTATTACAGGACACATCACAAATGGTTGCTTAATAAGTTTATGGAAGAACAACCAAAACCAAAGAAAAAAGGCAAGGATTACACGAAATGTTCTGATGTAGAACTTTTAAGAATACATGATGAGCTTAAAAAAGAACCTTTGGTTGACTGCATAATTACAGGAGAAATAACTATTGAGTTAATTAGTAGGGGATGGAGAAAACTCGACAACGAAACATGGACCTGGGAACTTCCGTAATTAGACAGGGTAAATAGTCGACATCATTTTTTCAAACATAGCCCTAAAGTCAGCAAGAGACATAAAGGGCATATCTTTTTTACTTTGTTCCTTACAATAAACTCTATAACACCCTTCTAGTTGCTTTTCGGTGTAAAGAACCATCAAACTTCCTCGTATTCGCCTTCTTCTGCTTCAAGCAAAGGCGCATAATCTTTTAAAAAACCATCAATTCTTTGTTTCAATTCTATTTCGCTTAAGGACTCAAGCGATCCTGTTCGTATTTCTTTTCTATCTATATATAATCCGGCAGCACGTCCTCTTTGTACTTCGGCTGAAACGGCGGCAGTCAAGTTGCCTTTTTCTAATGCTTGGTCACGGATCTCAGCCAGTTTTCTTATGTGTCTATCAAAAGTGACATCAAACTTTTGTTGGAGTTCTCCTTGCAGTTCTTGAATGTGGCGAACAACAAGGGGGTATTTTCTAGGGTTGGTAAGTTCGGCGGCAGAAACTCCGGCCCTTGTTTTAGAGTATCCGGCATCAATGGCGCATTGAGTTTTGGTTTTACTGCCGTCATTGTAAACAAGTTCCCTTGCAAAGCGTTTCTGCTTGTCTGTAAGGTGCGGAACGTTCTTTCCGCTTGGGTTATTGGACCCAGGAGGTCCTTTTTGTTTCTTTTTGCTCATAAAAACCCTCGTTTTGCAAAATATAGCACAAAAACGTAAGAAAAAGTAATCTCATTTTCTCAGTTCAATCTCAGTTGGTAGAAATGAGACCGAAACCCCTATAGGTAAAGGCTTTGAGGCTAATCTCAGTTTCTCAGTCGTGTTTTCAATGTTTGGTCCTGATAGTCAAAACCAAAAAATTGTAAAAATAGAACTTAGAAATGAGATTTAGTTAAAAACACTGTATATAGGGAATGTTCAGAGCATAATTCCTACCTCAGTTCTACTTTTGCAGAAATGAGGTTTTTGCACATTTGTTGTGTCGCAACAACAAAACACCCCACATAAAACAACAAGACTTTTTAGACTCATTCTAAAAAAGAAGCCCTTTTTGGCCCTGGTCCCCGGTCCTTTCCCCTCTTTTTACCATCATTTCAAAAACAGACCCCTCCCGAAACCCCCGTAAACAAAGGGCTGTGGGACAGGTGGTATAATATAAGAGTAGCAAGAACAGTGACAGTAGCGATCTTTAACAACTAGTAGCCATGAGCAAAAGACCTGAAACGGCAAAACTTTAATTTTAATTTATTGAAGAGGTAAATCTACTATGAATAAAATAAGAGACTTCCAAAGGAAGCGAGTATATGACTGGGAACGATCTCAGCCATGGTTTAAACCCTTTGTTAGCTATCTAACACAAGAACAAGTAAGATCAGTAATCGAAAGATTAGATAAGGTCTTTAAAACCAAAACCAAAATCTTTTTTAAAGGCGGTTATGGTGGTTCTTATGCTAAAGGTAGCTCTGAGATACACCTTAGAAAAAAGTGGGCTTTGAATTACGGAGTAATCCTACATGAATACGCCCACATTTTAACAAAGGACTTACACGGACGACAATTCGTTTGTGCTTACTCTAACCTACTCAACATCTTTCACCCGAAGCAGCCAAGCATCGACGAACTATGCGAAACAATGTATCAGTTCAGAGTTAGCCACGATTGTTTCGATGAGTGGAGAAGGAAACATAAACTCACCAGGAGACATAAACCTTTTGAGACTGTTCCCGAAATCGCAATTGTTGAAAAACCTAAGAAGAAAAGGATTTCAGCCAAACAAAGATGTCAGATGTTGACAGAGGAACACAATTGGTTGCACATATACCACGATGATTGGATCATAGGTGATACATACATTGAGGTCTATGACAAAACCCTTGTTGACGAAGAAAACATCGAGCACTCAGACTACTGGTGCTATGGTTGGAAAGAGGCAAAAGAAAAAGCCTTAGAACTAATCGAAGAACACGAAAGTCAACAAAACTAAAACAAAAAACCCACATCATTCATTTGGTGTGGGTTTTTCTTTGTCTGAAATCACAAGTATCAATCGATCCAAGTACCACCGGGCCTTCTTTAGATCCTCGATTGGCTTTCCTTTATGCTTGAACCTCAGAAGATACTTCAAGATGTTTCCGAGGAGGTACCCGACAAATCCCTGGTCCCCGATTCCCGCTTCAATAACATCAATCACCTCCATTCCACCTTGGTTATAGTGAGGCGGATGGTTGACCATATCCTCCTTATCAGTCGTCATAGGCTTTTCCGGTTGCTTTTTCCCACTCCCAAACAGCTTGGGCCAAACAAAGGTTGCTACCTTCTTTAACACCTTTAACGAACCAGTCCGCAAACTCTCCTTTGTTTTCTTCAAACCAAACCCTAAACTTAGGGTCTTTTCTCTTTTTGTCCACCCCTTCAACATAGGGCCTCGTTGGATTTAGTTTCATACATACTCTCTTACAAAAATGGGTGTTTGTTCTCCAACATAAGCACCCACGACATTAAACTCCATGTGTTCGACCGCATCATCAAGGCTCATGTCTCGTGTAAGCACTTGAATGCAATGATCGTAGCTGTAAACGGCTCGTGGTGGACCCCATTCGTTTGAAACACCCATGAAGGCTTCTTCAAATCCGTCTGCAACCAACATGGCTTCACCTGTGTTCTCCAAAAACTCAGCCCAGTCAGCCAGTTTTTTTGGTCCTCGTCCGGCGATACTTCTTATCTTCGACACTTTCTCTCCTTTCTTTAAAAGTTTTGTTGATAACTTTTTGAAGTCTGCCCGACTTCATCAGCTTGTGTATGTCTCTTAAGAGCATTTTATTATTTTAACTCCTAAGACAACCAAAGCAAGACTGATAGCTGCTTGAAAAAGAGCCCATCCAACACTCAAAGAAAAAAGATTATTGAAAGTCCCTAAGAGCGTAAGCAAATAAAGATCGTTTTTAAAAACGAGTGTGGACAGATCAAGAAAAACAAAACCCAGGAGAATAATTAAAAGACCTACGACAATTTTCATACCCACCATTCCGGTTTTTCTCTGCCTTTTTCCCATTTCGCGTAGGTTTTTTCAGCGATACAGTAATTTCTATACGCTTTGACTGGATCTTCGTCCTTATATTCGTCAGGCATCGCTTGTGCAATTGGTGTCATGGCATTTAAAGGCATATTCCAAGGCAACTGAGACAAAAGAATATACAAGTCGTTTACGCTTTTGTGTTTTTTACTGTAGCGAAAAGCGTATTCATCGCCCAACGCAAGAAAATGTCTGAGCAACCACTCATAATTCTTACTGGTTTCTCTGGCCCAGATCGTGCAAGGATGATTCTTGTAAGCAGCTTTGTAGAGACCCACCTTATCTGCGTATTCATCGCCGTCTAATTCTCGGTGTGCGGTGCACAACATCTGCGCAGTCTCTAAAGGCATCTTCACCAACATTTTGTCGGGTTG